TATTATACAAGTGGCGGTACTTTGAATAGTATTGCGGAATATGCGTGGAATGGTGGTAGTTTACATCAGGCAATTGTGGAATGTGATTTTAAGCGTTTCGATTCCACAGTTACCAATTTAAAATTGAAATTATTGGAATGGGTATACGAAAAATTCGGGGCAGGTAAGATTGATGTCCAGAATGGAACTGTGCTTTCGTATATTCGCGCCAACAGAAAAACATGGGGTGTGACACGATGTGGTGTTGTGTATAGTAATCCGGATGGAAGGCAATCTGGTGACCCATTTACGTCTGTAGGTAATAGCATACTCAATGGACTTGTACAACTGTATTGTATGTCCATGAGTAGTTCCTGTTCAATGAAAGATGTTAAACTTATGGTTTGTGGCGATGATGCTTGGTTGAATTCGCCTAACCTAGATTCTGTTAAATTTTCATTGGTTGCTGCGCAATTAGGCTTTCAGCCTAAGGTTATTGTGAGACAAACAATTGAAGATAGCACTTTTTGTTCCATGCGTTTTTGGCCTTGTCAGGTAGATGGCAAAGACACGTATATGATGGGACCGAAGATAAATCGATGGTTGGTTAGGGCAGGTTGGAACGTTAATAGTTCAGGACCTGTACCTCCTATGTTACGATCTACTATGATGGGTGTAGTTCGTGATTTTAATCATGTTCCGTTTGTTAGTCAATACGGTAGGCGTGCACTGGAATTACTAGGTAATACGAGAGCGTCTAAGCAGGTTGACGATCATAGGATCCACGCCGACAGGGTCGGCGTGCCAAACCATGCCACTATGGCCATGTTGTTTAAAATTTATGGGGTCGGAGACTTGGAGTTGGATGACTTTGAAAGAAAGCTTAGTAAAGTTGACAGTTTGACTGTTAATATAAACCTACCATATTTTGAACATTGTGCCAATGACGACTAGTGGCAACCGAACCATGCGTGATCAGGGGAGTGACGACCTCTGTGGTTAGCGTCTGCTCATAATTATTATGCCTAATAAAAAG